GTGAACCTGATCAGCGGCCTGCTGGATTCGGCCCCGGCCGGGGTCAAGGACGCCATCATGGGCGGCAGGGCCACGGACGGTTCCCCGATGATGAGCCATCCGGACGTTCTGCGCTGGCTTACCGGCATGGCGCTGGAACTGAATCCGCAGCACACGGTGGTTGCCGGCCACGGCCCGAACGCATCGGCGGCAATTGACAACGAAATCACCACCATCGAGAAGCGCATGGTCGATGATCGTGCGGGGTATTTCAAGGACGAAAAAATGCAGGCCCGCTATCGCGACCTGATTTCGGTTCGTGACCGAGTCAAGCAGAAAGCGGCATAAGGATTCCCGGCAACCCGCAAGGACCGGAATAAAGAAGCACCGAAGCTAGGAGCCGCACCCGACCACTAGCGACCGCGTCAGCGGCAACCGCGAAGGGTCGGGGAGGATAACCCAAGGCCGAGGGGCGAAATTAACCTCTTGACTAAGGAGAAACACCATGTCAGAAACTGCTTTCCAAACCCAGTACCGGCAAGAGTTCGTTGCCGGATTCGAACAGCGCCAGTCGCTGGTACGCCACGCCGTCACCACGGAAGCCGTGATCAAGGCCAACAGCGCCGTCTTCCTCGTCGCCGATTCGGGCGATGCGGAGGCCGTCACTCGCGGCGTCAATGGCCTGATCCCGGCCCGCGCCGACAACCTGACCCAGTACACGGCCACCCTCGTGGAATGGCACGATCTGGTCCGGCGCACCAGCTTCAACATCTTCGCCTCGCAGGGCGACGGCCGGCGCATCATGCAGGAAACCTCGATGGCGGTGGTGAACCGCAAGATCGACGACGACATCATCACCGAGCTGGCCACCGGCACGCAGGACACCGGTACGGCGGCAACGGGTTCGCTGTCGATGGCGATGCATGCGTTGACCATCCTCGGCAACAACGACGTGCCCATGGACGGCAACATCTACGCCCTGATCACGCCCGCGATGCTGGCCTACCTGATGCAAACGAAGGAATTCGCCTCGGCGGATTACACCGGCAACCGCCCGTTCGACGGTAGCCCGATGACCTTCAAGTGGGCGATGTGCAACTGGATCGTTCACCCGAACCTTCCGGGCAAGGGCACCAGCGCCGAGAAGTGCATCATGTTCCACAAGAACGCCGTCGGCCATGCGGCGAACGTCGGCGAAATGCAATCGGTCGTGGACTACGACAAGGAACACGACTACTCGTTCGCCCGCTGTTCGATCTTCATGGGTGCGAAGCTGCTGCAGAACTCCGGCATCGTCATCATGAACCACGACGGCTCCGGCTTCGCGGCCTCGTAACCCACAACCCAACTGAAAGGAGAATGATATGTCATATGCAGCTTCTGGCCTGAAACTTTTGGTGCCGCACATGGGCGGAGGCCCGGGCGTGTGGTACTACAAGAGCAATGACGCCCACACCGACGTGGATGCCTCCGGCTATTTCAGCGATGGCCTTCAGATGGGGATGAAGGACAACGACATCGTCATCGTCGTCGATGAGGACACCGGTACCACCACGATCCACCACGTCTCCGGCGTTTCTGGCGACGCGGCCACCATCGCGGCGGCAACGCTGTCGTAATCGTTCCAGTGCAAGAAACTCCCCCGCCCGTGGGCGGGGGGTTTTAAAAGGAGACTCAGATGGAAAAGTTGCAAACCACCCGGCTGCGCAACGCGGAATTCGAAAGGGCGATCTACACCGCCACCCCCGAACACGGCACGAAGTTCGAGGACATGCTCGTGCCGAAATACTGGGCGAACGTTGCCCACAAATTCAAACCCGGTGACCGTGTCGAAATCACTGCCGAAAATGGTGAGTGGTTCGCTGAACTGATGGTCGCCGCCGCCGCTCGCCTGTGGGCCAAGATGGCTGTGCTGCGCTACGTGGAGCTGGTTGATGCGGCCGCACCTGCCCACGGCCCCGAAGCCACGCCCGAGGAAGCTGACCCCGCGAACGACTACGACATCAAGTGGGCCGGCAACACCGCCAAGTGGCGCATCATCAGGAAGGTCGACAAACAGGCCCTGCACAGCGGCTTCCAAACCAAGGAGCAGGCACAGGTCTGGCTTACCGATTACCTGAAAGCGGTGGCCTGACATGACAGCCAAGCTCGCTCTCTACAATGGCGCTCTTCGCTTGTGTGGGGAGCGTCGCTTGGCTTCTCTTACCGAAAACCGGGAACCGCGCCGCTATCTCGATGAGGTGTGGGCCGACGATTTCGTCAAGGGCATTCTGGAGAAGGGGACGTGGAAGTTCGCCCTGCGCAGCACCAAATTGGACCCGGACAGCAACGTCACCGTCGAATTCGGGCACACCCACGCTTTCGCGAAGCCCGATGACATGGTACGCATCGCGGCTGTCAGTTCCGACGAGTTTTTTAACACCCCGTTGCTGGCCTACAATGAGGAGCAAAGTTGGCTGTTCTCAAGCACTAACCCCTTGTACTTACGGTATGTGTCCAGTGACACGAACTACGGGGCGGACATGTCGCGCTGGACCAAGGCTTTCTCCGATTTCGCTGAAGCGGACTTGGCGCTGGCCATCATCAAGCGTCTCACGCAGGACAAGAGCGAGTGGGACAGACTGGCCAAGCTTCATCGCAGCATATTGACGATCGCCCGCTCGCTGGATGCAATGGCCGACCCGACCAAATTCCTGCCGCGAGGCGATTGGGTGTCGTCCCGGATCGGGGGCAACTTGGTGCGGCGTGATGGCGGCAACCGTGGGGGATTGATCGGGTGAAGATGGAAACAGCACTGCTGGCGTTTAACAGGGGGCTGATAGACCCTCTGGCGCTGGCTCGTACTGATCTAAAGCGCACTGCGTTGTCGGCGGAAATGTACGTCAACTGGATGCCGCGAACTTTGGGTCCGATGATGTTGCGCCCCGGCATGGAGTATATTACTACTTCCTGCAATGACACCCCCGCCAAGTACGTTCCGTTCGTGTTTAGTGTCACCGACATTGCGATCTTGGAGTTTACAGATTCCGTGATGCGCATCCTCATTGATGATGCTCCGATTTCCAGAGTGGCGGTATCGTCGACCATTGCCAACGGGACTTTCGATTCCGACCTGACCAGTTGGACGGACAACGATGAAGTGGGAGCGACTTCCGCGTGGGCTACCGGTGGCTATATGTCGCTCCTTGGCACTGGCGCCAATGCCGCAATTCGCGACCAGCAAGTAACAGTGGCGAATGCGGATAAGGATAAGGAACACGCTTTACGCATCGTCATCACACAGGGCGTGGTGGCCTTGCGTGTCGGCAGCACTTCCGGCGGGGATGAGTACATCGCCGAAACTGTCTTGTACCCGGGGGCGTACTCACTAGCGCTGACCCCGACCGGAGATTTTTACGTCAGGTTCTTCAATCGCAATAAATACGCCGGGATCGTGGATTCCGTGGCGATTGAGGGTTCCGGGATTCTGGAGTTACCCACCACTTGGGTTGAGGCCGATCTTGGGAATTTGCGTTGGAAGCAGTCCGGCGACGTGGTGTTCGTCGCTTGCAAGGGTCAGAGGCAACGGCGGATAGAAAGAAGGGCCGCTCGTTCATGGTCGTTCGCCAAATACATGACGGATGACGGGCCGTTTCTGAATCCGAATACCGGCCCTATTAGGATTTCAGCGAGCGCCGTTAGCGGTAACGTTACCCTGACGGCGACAAAGCCCCTATTTCGTTCCACCCACGTGGGGGCGTTATTCATGATGGCGTCCACCGGTCAAGAGGTATCGCTCGCGGTGAGCGGTGAGGATCAGTGGACGAACCACATTCGCGTTTCCGGAATTTCGACCGGCCGACAATTTACCGTTGCAATCACCGGCACTTTCTCCGGCACCGTCCGGCTGCAGCGTTCGGTCGGAGCGCCGGGGGTGTGGACAAACGTCGGGGCGTATACGGTCCCGATAACCTTTGCGTACAACGACACCTACGACAACCAGATTATTTACTACCGCATCGGCATTGCGGTCGGTGAATATACGTCCGGGACCGCCAACGTCGCGCTGATTTATGCGGGCGGCTCAATCACCGGCGTTGCGCGTGTGACCGATTTCACGAGCAACGTTTCGGTGTCCGCCGAAATTCTGGAGGACTTGGGTAGCACGGACAGTACAGATGATTGGAGTGAGGGGGCGTGGTCCGACCGGCGCGGCTGGCCGACTGCGGTGGAGCTCCATGAAGGGCGGCTCTGGTGGGCCGGCAAAGATAAGATGAACGGATCAATTTCCGATTCATACCACAGCTTCGATCCGAATTATGAGGGGGACGCCGGGCCAATCAGCCGTTCCATCGGGCAGGGGCCGGTCGACACCATCAACTGGCTGACCAGCTCAAAGCGGCTAATCATCGGCGGGCAGGGGCAGGAATTCGTGGCGATGTCGTCAACTATCGATGAGCCGCTGACCCCGTTGAATTTCAAGATCGACAAGGTATCATCGCAGGGGTCGGCCGCGTTGCCGTCAGTTGCTATCGATGGTAGCATAATGTTCGTGCAGCGCGGCGGTTACCGAGTGTTTGAAATGGTAGAAGGGGATTCGCTGTCCGGTTACGATAGCGAACACATTTCGCAGGTGGTCCCGAACATCGGTGCCCCCGGCATCATCCGGACGGCCGCGCAACGACAACCCGACACCCGTATGCATTGTGTGCGCTCGGACGGAACCGTGGCCATTTTGGTGTATGATCACGCCGAGAATGTGCGGTGCTGGGTCGAAATGGAAACGGACGGGGAGGTCGTTGATGTTCTAGTACTTCCCGGGTCCGATGGCGAAGATGATGTCTATTATCAGGTGAAGCGCACCATTGATTATAACGATCACTATTACTTGGAGAAATGGGCCAAGGAGAGTGAGGCGGTTGGCGGGGCTGTTAATAAACAGGCTGATTCGTTCTACCACTATTCCGGGGTTTCCGCCACGGTCATCACCGGCCTTGACCATCTGGAAGGCAAGGAAGTAGTCGTGTGGGGTAACAGCAAGGATTTAGGCAACTACACGGTGTTCGAGGGAAGCATCACCCTGACGGAAGCCGTCACGGAAGCTATCATTGGGCTCGGCTATCAGGCCCGGTGGAAGGGATCAAAACTGGCGCACGACCTCGAATCCGGAATCCCGTCCCTGTCACGGCGCATGATCATCAATAGGATAGGGCTGCTTTTGGGCAGCACACACGCACAAGGATTGCGCTACGGTCCCGATTTCGACAACATGGACGAGCTGCCGATGTATGAAAAGGGCGAGGAAATTGACGGCGACTATCTGTGGGACCAGTACGACAACGATCTGATAACATTTCCGGGGGAATGGAGTACCGATTCCCGCATCTGCCTCGAAGCCAATGCTCCTCGCCCGGCTACGGTAATGGCGTTGATCGTGGATATGGAGAAACACTGATGATTGAGATTCGCGAGGCCACGCCGCGGGACGTTGCCGAGTTTTACGATGGTCAAGGGTCGATGATGAGCCTGCGCGGGTTTGTTGCCGTTGCCGACGGTAAAGTGATCGCAATTGCTGGTGTATATTACGAGGGCATCAAGCAGATAGCTTTTTCGGAAATGAAGGAAGAAATGAAGAGCCGTAAAAAGGACATCGTTCGATTGGCCCGTCGCGTGATGAGCATGATCGAACAGCGAAGGCTCGCCGTGTGGGCGACATGTAGCGATGACAGAAGTTCAAGGTTCGTTGGCCGATGCGGGTTCAATCCCGGCCCGGTCATCGACGGGAAAAGGGTGATGCTATGGAATGGGTAAGCCCGTTGCTGGAAAGAATACTCGGGACCGGTATCACGGCCGGATCACAATTGGCGGCGGGCAGGGCCTCCAAGCGAGCCGCTGACTTTGAGGCCGCCCAACTGACGCAGCGGGCTGGCGAAGCCCGCGCCGTTTCTCACCGGCAGGCGGAAGAGGCCCGCTTGGAATCCGTGTTGCTGCAGTCACGGGCATTGGCCGTTGCCGCAGCTTCCGGGGCCGGGGCCTCCGACCCGTCTGTCGTGAATGCCATTGCCAACATCGCCAAGCGCGGTGATTATTCCATCCGCAGCCGCGTGTATGAGGGGGAAGCGGCCGGCCGCAGATACGAGGACGCCGCCACCGCCCGCCGTTACGAGGGCCGACAGATGGAGAAGGCCGGGGAAATGCGAGCGTTGTCTACGGTTGTGCAGGGGGGCTTGTCCCTGTATGGTCGCTACGGGGAAGAGGACGACCCGGCCAATGCGAGTTCGCAATCTTCCACGGCGCGTGATCTGGAATATGACGACTGGTGGACTGAATAATGGCGCGTTTACCGGGTGTAACGGAAATAGGCAACCCCGCACCGCGAGCGGTGGGGGGTCCGATCGCCTCGTACCGGACCGGGCAGGCCGAAGAAGCCACGGCGGATTTGGGGCGCGTGCTGACTGTCAGTGCCGACAGGGAACTGGACAGGATCGATGATTCCCGCGCCGAGGACGCCTTCAACAAGTTACGCGAAAAACAGATGGAACTGACGCTCGATCCCGAGCGCGGTTACACCAATCAGCGCGGGCGGATGGCGGTCGAGCGCAAGACGCCACTGATCGAGGACTATGGGAAGCAGTACGATCAGGCGATCAGCGAGATTTCTTCCGGCTTGTCAACGGACCGCCAACGGTCCAAGTTTAAGCAGCGGGCTGATGCCGCTTCCGTGGGTTTCCGCTCGGAAGTTCTGCGCCACACGATGCGGGAGACTGACAAGCACCGAATCGAGGTGCTGGGGGGTGTGCTCAGCACGGAAACACAGAACGCCGGGGCCAACTGGGGCGATCAGGGTGTCATCGATCAGGCCCGAGCGCGGATCGAACACAATTTCAGCCAGATATACGGCAAAACTGGGATCGCTGGGGAAAAAGCGAAGGCTGATTTGGCGGGCGCCATGGCTAAGGTTCATGATTCGGTCGTGACGGCCGCGATGGCGAACGGGGCGTACGATTATGCGGAAAATTACATCAAGTCGAATTCAAATGAAATGGGGTTCGCTGACATCGCCCGGCACGGAACGCTGTTGCGCACCATGCGCGAGAACCGGGCAGCGACGGGGGTGGCTTCCGAAGTTGTGAATTCCGCGCTTCCGCACTTGGCCCCTGACGACTTCGATCGCCTAAATAATCTTGTCCGAGGGGTCGAGAGTGGCAACCGCGATTACGTTAACGGCGCTCCCGTAACTTCTTCAAAAGGGGCCAAATACGCGCAACAAGTGATGCTGGCCACTGCCAAGGACCCGGGGTTCGGCATAAAGCCCGCGAAAGATGATTCACCGGAAGAGTACAATCGCGTCGGCCGGGAGTACCTCGGGGCCATGTTAAAACGTTATAACGGTGATGTGCAGAAGGCACTGGCCGCATACAACGCCGGGCCGGATAAGGTCGATTCGGCACTAGCTGCGGAGAAGAACCCTAAAGGTGACGCCAAGCCGTGGCTGGTGCGTCTGCCAGAGGAAACGCAGAAATACGTGGCAAAGATTACCGGTCAATACGAGTCCGGTGATGCCGGGGTCGCTCGCCCCACGCTGCAGGAAGTAAAGAACGCGGCAATCGAGCGGGCCAAGCGTGGCGGGTTGTCCCCGGAGGGGCAGCAAAAAGCGGCCACCCATGCCGAGGCCATGTACAACGACACTCTCCAGTCATTAAGCCAACAATCGGATGGCACCCTGACTGATATCATGGCCCGTGTCGATGCTGGTGAAATCACACGAAATTCTGACTTGACGCCGCAGGAACTGGCGGTGCTGGGCCAGAAGCGTACATCCGCTTACGCTTACATCGAGGCCAATTCCCGGCGCGGCGAGAAGGCGCTTAAATTGTCTGTGGCCGGGACCGACTTCTATTACACGATGCTGACAGACCCGGTGGCCCTTACCTCGGCCAGCATTGCGGACATCATGGCCCTTTCTCCGGAAATCGGTAATGATCGGGTGAATTCCCTGCTCAATCAGCGCAAGGACTACGTCAATCGGCCGGAGTCAGAAAAGGCGGCAATGCTGGACGCCGATCAATTCCGCGCCGCAGCCGTGCGGATGGGGTTCAATCCCAAGCGCAAGAAAGACAAGGAAGAGCTGATCCTGATCAAGGATCGCACCGAGGAGGCTATTACCGTCAAGCAAGCGGAACTCAAACGAACGTTGACCCGTGAGGAAAAGGGCGATGTCATCAAGAAGATGATGGTGGAAGTCCCGGCCGTACAGGCTCGCTATACTGGAGTATTCGGCGGCAACAAGACCACCATGACCAAGCGTGGTTACGATATCGAACATCCGGAGAATGTAGTGGTGCCGGAGAAGGAAAAGGCCAAGATCGTCGCTGATGCCCGTCGCTACGGCCGGCAACTCAGTGACACTGAAATCCGAGACGTGTACGTCCGGCGTCTTGTGGATACACAACAAGGAAGATGATGGAATCTGAATTCGATACCGGGTTGGGGGGCGGCTTTGGGGGGGAGGCAGCAGATTCTGCGCGAGTAGCGGGATCGCCCCTCCCCCCGCCCGAGGCCAAGCCCGAAACTGCCCCGGCCGGGGAGTACGATTCCTACGTCAGCGACCTTGTGCGGAATGACGAGCGGAAGAGTGTTGCCAGTCGTTCGATGGCGCAGGCCATAACCAAGAATCCCGATGAATACGCCCGCTATGTGCGTCTGTCCAAGCTCACCGGCATGGACCCGGAGCTGTTGCTGGAAGACGCCGAGGTGCGTGGGGAAGCCGAGCGGCGCGTCAAGGTTGGGGGGCTGGACTTCGATTCCCTGATCAAGACGAACCCCAAGACCGTCGACTTTCTATCCAACCCGGAAAATGCGGCCGTTGCACAGGACGATTTGCCATTTTTCCAACGCGTTGAGGGGGTATTTCGTTCGCTGGGGTCCGGCTACCGTACCGCCGAGGGTCAGGAGGAGACGTTTGCTCTCGCTCGCAAGTTAATGGACGCCGGGCAATTGGCCCCGGCGGAGCAGGCGCGGCTGGAGAAGTTACAGGGGGACGAGGCTTACAAGTCACGGCTGGAGCAAAATCAACCGTGGACGCAGGACTGGGCGCGTGACCTCGGCTACTCGATGCGTCAGTTCATGAAATCCACCGAAGCAGCGGCGTTCGGGGCCGGGGCCGGCGGGCTTGTGGGTTTCGGGGCCGGATCAGTGTTCCCCGTCGTCGGCAACGTGGCGGGCGGGACGGCCGGCATTATCGCTGGCGGTGTCACGGGCGCGGCTAATTACGCCTACGACATGGAACGGGCAGGGGCTTTCCTGGAACTGTCCCGTGTGCGCGATCTGAATGACCAACCCATCGATCAACGGACAATAAAGGTCGTTGCCAACGGCGTCGGAGTCGTCAACGCCATCATCGAATCTGCTTCCGATGTGGTTCTGGTGCGCATGGTGCCGGGGGTTAAGAACCTGATGGGCAAGTTGGGTCCGGATGCGGCTAAGGCGGAACTTCGTCGCCGCGCCGCCGAGGCTCTGCGCAACCCGACCACGCGTCAGATCATTGGACAAGCCGCCATGAAGATTGGCGGAATGGCCTCCGTCGAGGGCATCGAGGAATTTATGCAAGCCTTGATGGGGGCCGGCGGGCGGGAATTTGCGCAGGCCGAGAGCGGGCAACAATTCAAGGACGACGCTCTGTCGGACGACGTGAAGCAGGCGTCGGACGAGGCCATGCGGGCATTTCGGGGCACCTTATTGTTGATGTCCCCGGTGGGGGCTCTGCACTACTCAACGATGCGTCAACAACAGGCCCGCGTACAGCAGAACAAAGCTTTCTTCGAGGCGCTATCCGGCGCGGTGACGGAATCCAAGACTCATCAACGCCTGCCGGAGAAGACGCGGGAATTCATCGAGTCCCTCAAGCAGGACTCGGAGGTCAAGGAAGTATTCATCGACGCCGACCGCGTTAATCAATATTTCCAGTCAAAGGGCTTGGATGCCGGGGCCGTGATGGAGCAGGTCATGGGGCCGGAGGGCGCGGACCAGTTCCAGCAGGCGCTGGCCCTTAAGGGCGACATAGTCATCCCTGTCGAAGTCTATGCCGAGAAGCTGGCCGGAACCGAACACCATCAGGGTCTGGCCGAGGACTTACGCCTTCGGCAGGGCGATGAGTCGGAGCGGGAGTTCAAAATCTCCGAGGCCAATCTGTCGCAGGATGAGAAGGTCCTGCGCGACATGGCCGAGGTCGCCCATCAGCGCGTCGCCGAGGACGAGCCCGCGCAGCGTGTGTTCCACGACATGTACGGGGAAGCTCTTGCCGCCGGAGCATCACCTTCGCAAGCCTCCGCTTGGGCGGCAATCGAAGCGGCCCGATATCGCACCCGTGCTTCCCGTATCGAGGGCGCGGACGCCTATTCACTCTGGCGCGAGGAGGGCGGAATCAGTGTGCGCCGCCCCTTACCAGATGTCTTGGCCAAGTATCGGGAATCGGAGCCCCGTGTTGATTCGTTGCTGAACGCCATGCGGGAGCGCAAAATCCCGATGGAATCCCCCGGGAAAGCATTAACCGAGGAGGAACTGACCCTGCGCGGGCAAGCCGAGGAGCTGGGCCGCGTGCTGGACGACTTCGGGTTGGACATCGATACCCTCACCAATGAGCAGATCAGGGCGCAGTTGTTCCGGCAGGAAGAATTTGACACCGAGGGCGGGGCGGTGTATAATGCGGGTGTAGACGATCAGACATATGCTCAGCCGCTGGATGTGTACCAATACTCCAATGGACTGTTTGGGCTTGCTGGCGATGACTTTGTGCTGGCGGCACCGCAGGACATCGGGGCGTGGGCGGGCGGTACTCGCAGCATCAGCTATGACATCATGTCCGGTCGCGAAAGGCTGGGGACTGTGGTGCTGGCGATGCGCGGGGCGGAAGTGATCGGCCTGTCCGCCATCACCATTAATGAAGAAAGGCGCGGACAAGGTGCCGGGCGGGCGGTCGTCAAAGAACTTTTGGACACCTACGGCCGGTTAGAAGTGTACGGCATTCGTGATTCCGCCAAAGGGTTTTGGAACAAACTGGGAGTCAAATATGACGAAACGCAAAGCGAATTCGAAAGGAACGGAGTCATCGAAGCCCACGGCGAAGCAGGTGCGCGACGTACAGAAGCACGCCGAGCAGCGGCTGGCGGAACCTTTGGTCAAGCAGGACGAACTGGTCGACTTGCTCGACCCAACGGTAACGAAAGAACCGTCGCAGGAACTGCCCCCCGACAAAATTGGGTCACGGGTACTGCAATTCGAGGGCGGGATGGCCTTCCGCTCGCGCTCCTCCGGGGGGAGAACCGTCCACTAAATCCGGATGACTTCAAGCCCGAGGCGTTTGGCTATAACACCGGCCACGCCTCGTCCTCACGGGGCGTTCACTTCACCAATTCCATCGGGGTAGCCGAGAAGCACGGCACTGTCCGCCGTTACTGGCTCGATATTCGTAAGCCCTTCGTCATAGAATCGGACGACGAGCAATATTCCCACATCGAGACTCCCGAGCAATATTTCGCTTGGCGCGAGTCCCTGCGTGAAAAGGGCTACGATGGGATAATTATTTCCACCAAGAACTCCGGTTCCACCCGCGTCGATATCGTCACGTTCGATCCGGAACAAGTCATCCCGGCCCCGGATCAACCGACCTTCTATCAGTCCCAAAAGGCTGACCGGTTGAAACTGACCGGAATGGCGCGGCATTGGGTCATCCGGAACGAGAGGATGGTGGACTGGAATCGGGTTCTCGGAAAATCGGACGGGGCGGATATTCTCAGCAGTATTGTCAAGGCTCGTGTCGCAGTGACGATCAGCAAAGATGGGATCAATGGGCTCCTTGATCTTGACCTGTCAGCATATCTTGAAGCCATAGTGGCACAAGGCGGGGGTTTCCATAACGAGGAACTAGCGCAAGCCATCCGAATGTATCGATCGGATAAATCTAAGGCCACAAAGGCCATCGAAAAATGGGCCACGGATAATCGCAAGGAGGTCTTGAACGAGTGGCGCAAGTATTTGACCGAGGGTAATGATGTTTACGCCAATGACCCTTTCTTCCAAGACTATGTGTGGGGGTCAATAACCTCAGAACTTCGCAATAATCGGCCCGACGTTCCAGTGTCCTTGAATCCCGCAGCACTGGCTTTAGTGTATGATGCCCTGATTGAGCAACCGGATGGCCGCAAGTTCATGCCATTGTATTCAAGTGCTCTTGAACAAGTTTCGATCGGTGATATCGGGGACAACGCCGTTGACATTGGCGCGGAAAAAGAATGGATCAAAATTCCTCAAACCGCTAAGAATTCCTCGGACTACGAGAAAAACGCGGGATTATTGCGCAACTTAAGTTGTTCGACTTGGTGCACCAGCCGAGGAATGGAGAAGGAATATGTGACCAGTGGGGATTTTTGGGTCTTGCGCCATGGCGGCGAAACTAAACTGGCCGTCCGTTTCAAGGATGATGAAGTTGCAGAAATTCAAGGCCAAAGAAACGATGGCACCATCCCGGCGGAATACGCCCCGGATGTGGAGGCGCTGGTAAATAGCGGCTCAATTAAGTTGAATTGGCGTTCAACTGCGGCATTGAGCCGGGCTTTAATAGAGTCGGCGCGACTAACGCGCATCCAAACCATGAATGACGCGAAGGTTGTAAAATATTTTGGGCTTCGCAAACTCATGGACGGCACCTACGAATTTACCCCGCCCTCTCGGCCCAGTAAATCAGTTAAAACTATCGACCTATTAATGAAGTCCGCAGCGTGGCCGAGAGTCTCGACAATTAATGGGAACCTGGCGTTGAGTGTGGGCGCTTCCGCCCCCAACATCACCTCGGTGGGCGGGGACCTGGTGTTGTATGAAGGTGCCTCCGCCCCCAACATCACCTCGGTGGGCGGGAGCCTGTGGTTGCATAAGGGCGCTTCCGCCCCCAACATCACCTCGGTGGGCGGGAGCCTGACGTTGAGTGAGGGCGCTTCCGCCCCCAACATCACCTCGGTAAGTGGGGACCTGAGGTTGAGTG